GAATAAAAAGGTATATGGTAATAATAATATGGATATATTATTTAAAGATATGTTGAAGAAATATATTGGTGATGATAAGAAGGTATTATTGAGTGAGTTTATGAATAAATTTAATAATAAAAGTGTGTTTGGTTTATTATATAATTTTAGAAGTGGAAGGTGGAATGTAAATGATTATAATGATAGGTTTGAAAATTGGTGTAGAAGAAGTGGTATGTTAATTAAAGAAAAGATTAATATTAATAATAGGTTGTGGTTGGTTAAATAATATAATAAGATATAAGAGGGTATTATATATAGGTATTAATTTATTTATATATAATATACCTCCAGCTCTTATAATAGCTCTTTATTCTGGAAGACTTATATTGGGATGATATCCAATTGACATCAATTTGACGTAACCTTGCATGCACACTGCCGGTACATTTCCCTAACGGGTGGGGCACCATACGGGGGCAGCCATACCTATCTCCATCGAGATGATGATTTTTCGGTATATAGGTTTGTATATATGTATATATTTATATATAAAATAAGCTATATGACCTTTATATTAGAAGTACTTGCCTTTATTGTAGTAATACTATTACTTAAACTTATATGGAATGATCGAGTTAAAACCATAATGGGTCAAATAGTAATAGGTATCAATGTATTTACTTGCTTTCTATATATGTATGGTATATTATATCAGTCAATGCCTTATGAATTAGCTCTTCCTAAGATATTTTTACATGGTCTGGTAGCTATTATAATACATACACTGTTTACTCTAGACCAAAAATCAAAAGATGAATGAACATATAGTCATATTATCACTTGCAGCAGGATGGATGATATTCTGTCTAGTGTCGTATCTTCAAGAGAGATCAAGTAAGAAGTAAAGTCTTCCAGTACCTAGGGGCTTCCCCTACTATAGAACAATATCAGTAAGATAACACCAATGATATAACTATAGATAAACCGTCTCTTGGCTCTCTTTATATGCTCTTCAGGTATGTTTTTTCCATAATACTTCAATATATAGTCTTTTATAATATTGAATACAACCATCACAATGGTGAAAACTAGGATGGAAAGGATGGATTCGTTGTACATATCGTATTTTTTCGCGAGCTTTTATCTTCTTAAACAGTACGCCCGTTTATTTACTATAATATAGAGATTTTTTTGGTGGGAAACAACTAAAACGTTGGGAAATTTTGCGGGAGAAATTCGGTATATACAAAAAATTATCATATATTTATGATTATGAACAGCGTTTATGTATATGGTTGTAGTTTTTCCTACGGATCCCACATCTACCAACATGGATACTTTGATGACGGCCATTTTTGGCAGGATAAATTTAACTACCATTGGTGGGGTTACCAAGTAGCAGACTATTTTGGTGGTACTGCACGTAATAGAGCCAAGGCAGGTGGTGCAAATGAAACATCTGTATTTAATATCCTGCATGATTCAAGAACTTTTGGTAAAGACGACGTAGTAATTATAGGAATCACACAACCAGACAGGGTTTCTTTACAACCTTACCGTAAACATCAGTACCCAGTAGATGGAAATGACCTAAATAGAGGTATAGTTAACACTTATTTCAATCATAACAAGGATAATAAGTTGTATAAAAATATGATCGAGGGTATTACATGTCTTGTAGGTGAAAAAAGTGAGGAAGAACTAGATATTTTAATGCACTACCATCAAATCTACAGGGATGGTGATGAAAATAAGAAAATACTTAGTTTATTTCATGAATTTCAGTTTCAACTATTAGGAAATCTTATATCTCGTGTAGGACCTAAGGTAATTTTATGGGATTACACTTTATGGCGTCATTTTGAAACAATTACTGCATGGTTAGAGAATAGAAACAACGTAAATCAACGTATGAAAGATAATCACTGGTCACCAAACGGTAATACAGCTTTTGCTTCTATGATTATTGATGCTATAGAGACTGATAAGTTCTATCTCACTGAAGCTGATGCTTATTTTCATAAAGATAAGATAGTTCATAAGTATCTTACCAAGTTATTACCGTATCAGGATGGTAACTTTGATGAACCTATTTATACTAAAGACGAGATTGGTGGATCCAAATAAACTTTTCGAAATATTCCAGGTAGGTAATGACGAAGCCGTTTATAAGAAACACGGGTTGGAACGAGCAATGGACAGTCCTTATGTATTAATGGGAATGGTCATACGAGGGGTAGAAAACTACCACCTTATGGACGTTATGTACTCTAGAAATTACCCTAAAGAGTATAAGCGTAACAAAAAATCTATAACTAGACGGTATTTTTCAAAGTTATATTCATACCTACCGAGGATTACTCAAGATCCTTATGAAGTAATACAGGAAATGGAAAATGGGTTCGACTTCACTCAGATAGTTATAGCATTGGATTACTTAAGAGATTTTTTTGAGAAAATTGAACACTATGAAAAGTGTGCAGTAATAAAGATCTACTTAGATGCAGCAGTAACATTTAAAACAGAAACAACATGACAATATTATTAGTAGTATTAGTATTTGCAATCTTTGGTATAGCAGTCTATATCCAACGTAAAAAGAGAGCAGTACCAAAACCGTCTTATAGTGGTCCAGTAAAGAAACACTACGTTCCTTCTACTCCTCCTAAACAGAACACCGGTCCAGGATGGGCACCAGATGATGGTTCACCGATCAAACTACCTAATGAAACAATGGATGAATATAATAAAAGAGAAGCTCAGTGGTACTACACCACAATGCGACAATAGTTTTTGGTTCTTTGGTTGTAGTTTTACAGCAGGTTATCCGTTATGTAACGAATGGGCAGATTTTGACTTTAAAAGTTTTTATGATGGTAAATATAAAAACAGCATTTACCCTAAGTTATTAGCAAAACACTTTGACCTTACCTATAGAAACTATGCTACACCAGGAGCTAGTAATCAAACTACTTTAGTTAAATTATCTAATTGTTTACAATTGATGAAACCGGGAGATAAAGTCTGGGTCAATTCTACTTGGCCTGGACGTCTTCCTGTACCATCTGAACCTAAAAATGGAGTAGTCGATGTATTAATGATGACTACCGGTGATGAAACTTTAAGTTTAAAGGACTGGGGTGATGATGGAAATGATCTTATAACAGCATATCTATCAGAAATTATATTACCTAATGATAAGATAGTTTATCATCATTGGAGAACAGCTTTATTTGACGTAACTACTCATCTCAACAGTATTGGTATAAAAGCTTACTTATGGGATGCTATGGACAAAGGTCATAACTATGAACTTATAAGAGATTGGGATAAAGATTCAGATGATGCTCATTTATCTCCTAATGGTCATCAAAAAGTTTTTGAAGATAGTATAGAGTTTTTTATGTAAAAAGTTGTGAGTATGAATTAATTTACCTATATTTAAGTATAATAAAAAAATCAAGGTTATGTTTACAATGTTTATTTACGGTGTTCTTACCGCAGTATTATTTTTCGTTTTAAGATTTCTTATCAATTGGATTATTGGTTACATCTATGTAGCTCAGGAAGAGTCTTGGGTTGGTATAAGTATCCTTATTCTTATGCTAGCAGTATTTGCTAGTTGTAGTAAAGAAGAAGTATTTGAAGATGTATGTGGAGATTGTTTAGTCAACTTCGAAATTCCTTTCGAACAAGATGAGAACGGTTACTATCATGCTAATCTTACTTACGATAGTTATGGAGTAGCTAGATTTAACATAGATACTTATGCTTCTATTCCTTTAGATCAAGCTTATGTATATACTATTTTTAAAGGAGATATTGTTATCAATGAAGATGCTAAGTTAGAAATGGTTCAACATTCCAGACTCAATCATGATGATAATGGTTTTACTAGACGAATAGTAGGTCCAGTAATGAGTAAATACATAGGAGATACTCTTACGGTTAACGTAGATACTTATTGGGAAGGCAATACAAGATATGAATCTTCAAAAAATATTTTAAAATTTATCATAAATTAGTTGATTCTTTAAAATATTATTATTATCTTAATGATATATAATTTAATTAATATATAAATATATAAGATTATAATATATAAGTATATAAATATATATAAAATAATTATTAATAAATATAATATGGCATTATTGGCAGAGCAAATACAAAAAAACTACGAAAAGCATCTTAAAATAATAGATACTTACATTGGTGATCGTAAAGATGACGTAAAAGCTATGATTAGTAGTATGGAGGATACTTATGTTATGGCACCTGCTAGTGGTAAATCGTGGTATCATAATGCATTTGCAGGAGGTTATGTCGACCATGTTAATAGAGTAGTGGAGTATGCGGTAAAGCAGTCAAGGTTATACGAAGAAATGGGAGGTACTATAGACTACTCCGAAGAAGAACTTGTCTTTGCCGCATTATTCCATGACTTAGGTAAGATAGGAGATGGAGTTAAAGCTAATTACTTACCTCAGACAGATAAATGGCGTCAAGATAAACTATCAGAGATGTATCTTAATAACCCAGACTTAGATTTTATGCTCATTCCAGATAGATCTTTATTTATTTTACAGAATAATGGCATCAGAGTTAGTCAAAGAGAGTTTTTAGGTATAAGATTACATGATGGTGTGTTCGACGAGGCTAATAAAGCTTACTTCTTTAGTTATCAAGAAGCATCTAGACAAAAGACATCTATCATATCAGTCCTACATAGTGCAGATTTTTTAGCATCTAAAGTAGAATATGATATGTGGAAAAGAAACGGAGGTTCATCGAAACCTAAAGTAAACAAAACACAAGCCTCAACAGGAAGATCGGTAAAATCTTCAGAAGGTTTGACTAACATGCTTAAAAACTTGTAATATGACAGAGTTTTTTACATTGCAGAATATTATTATCGGTGGTTTGGTGGTAATTCTGTTAGTTTTTCTCTATATTTTAAGAAATCTACTAATCAAAGTTGAAAAATACGAAGATGTAGCAGAGGAACAAGCAGATTACATAGTTAAAATATCAGAAATTATAACAAAATCCCAAAAGCACCTTACGCAACTCGATGAAAGAGGGGTATTTCAATCAGATGATGAGGTAGGTCAATTTTTTACAGCTATGCAGAACGTACAGCAACAGTTAGACCATTTCAGGGTACCCCAAACATATGGCAAGAGCGAAGAGTAAAGCTAATTACTTTACCAAAGAGACAGAAGAGTACATTAAAAAATACAACGTATCAACAGATACAGAATATAGAGCTAAAATATTCACAGATCACATCTACTTACCTTTTTACAAGTTAGCAGAGAACATCATACATACTTTTAAATTTTACTATACAGATGTAAATCATATAGAAGACTTAAAGCATGAGATAGTATCGGTGCTACTAGAAGAAAAGATAATGAAGTTTGACCCTGATAATGGAGCAAAAGCATATTCATACTTCGGTACTATAGTAAAACGTTGGTTAATTAATTACAACAACAAAAACTATAAAAAACTTAAGCAAGTTGGTTCTTTTACAGAAATGGAAGAATCATATGACGGTTCAGCTACCTTTTGGTCCGATGCACAAGTTACCTTATCTAACTTTATAGACGAATGGGTTGACGATACTTATGAAAGATTTGATGAACTTTTTGTAAAAGAAAGTGAACATACTATAGCAGATGCTGTTCTTACTTTATTTAGAACCAGACATGACTTAGAGATCTTTAAGAAGAAAGCACTTTATATCTATATAAGAGAGATGACTGATTGTGAAACACCATCTCTTACTAAGGTTATATCGATTCTCAAAGAAGATTTTAAATCTAAGTATATGATACTACATGAGCAAGGTCTTATATCAAATAAGCCTTTGTAGTCTATTTATAAAGAAACAATATGAGTTTGGATAAAGAAATATTTAGTGGTAAGACATTATCGGACCTCTTTAGCGAAATTCACGATAATCAAACACAGACTAAAGCTCAAGTAAAAGCATTGATTGGAGAGTTAAAACCTCTAATTGAAAACGTTGGAGATGCTACTTTGATCGTTCCTATGATTAAAGAGTATATGGAAATAGGTGTTAAGAACGATGAACACTTACTTAAACTTGCTACTATAGTACAGCGAATCGAAGCAGCACAAGCTAAAGGAGATTCAACAGGTGATTTTGATTTTTCAGAACTTCAAGACTTACTAGAAGATTCTCGTGAAATAGAAGAACAAGTAGATAATGTAGAAGATACCCAAGATGAATAGAGGCAACTCAGCTGCTGCAACACCCACTTCAGGTATTAGTTCCTTTTTTGCAAGAGTAACAGATATTGTCATGGATGCCAACCACCCTAAATGGGAGGAGGTAGGTCAATCAAATGGTCTTTACGGAATCTTTTATAAAGAGATAGGATACAATAAAGCAGAAGATTTAGACGATGATCCTGATTTTGCAAGATGTGATATGAGCACCTTTACTCTCATACCTCTTCTAGGTGAAATAGTAGAAATTGTTACGATGCCAATAGCAGCAAGAGACGAAACTTCTTCTAACACTAATGATTACTGGAAAAATATAGTAAATATATGGAACCATCCTGCACATAATGCTAGTCCACCAACTGATGAAAATGATTTTGGTCTTTATTATGAAGAGACAACTGAGGTAAATCCTTTACAAGCCTTTCCTGGTGATGTAATTATACAAGGCAGACATAGCAATACATTAAGATTTGGAGGTACTAACTTCGATAGTAATATTTTTTCTGAGGATGATAACAACGGAAAACCTTTTGCTATTTTAAGAGTTGGTCAAAACCCCGATGATGAAACACCTCATTTTGAAACTATAGTTGAAGATATAAACTTGGATAAGTCATCCATATATCTTACTTCAGATCATACATTAGAATTAGAACAAGCTAACTACAAAACTTTAGCTTATATAGATGGAGACCAACCTGAAGAAGCTGCTGTTTATAGAGGAGCTCAAGTAATAATCAACTCAGATAGATTATTTTTTAATGCTAGAGAAGAATCAGCATTTATATCTGCAGCTCAAATTATAGGTTTGAACTCAAATAAAGTAGCAATCGATGCAGAAGAGTATGTAGGAGTAGATGCACCCAAAATATACTTAGGAGTAAATTCTCAACAAGAAGAGGAACCAGCATTATTAGGAGAATCAACAGTACAGTGGTTAACTGATTTAACAAAGTATCTAGAAGATGCAGCAAGTCTATTAGGTACTAAATCACCTCCTGCTATACCCTATACCGCTTTTGCTCAAGGACAATTTGCGGCGTTAGCTCAAATATTAAAAACACACAAAACTTTACTACCACCTCTAAAATCGAGAAAGGTCTTTTTAGATACTGATTAAAAATGGGAAGATATATTAAAATACCACCAAGCTTTATACCTAATACGGTAGCTAAGGCTGTATCTAAATTAGAAATAGAGTTACAGACAAGGGCTCAAAAAGAAGTAGGTAAAATAGTTACTAAAGTAAGACAAGTAGGATGCCCTAAAGAGTTAGGTAGATTAACGCAACAAGTTAAAGGTCTCCAAAACGGTATTGGAGGTTTAAACAAAAGGTTGCAAATGTTTAAGAAACTACCAGAACTTTTACTTATACCTATTAGTGCATTAGAAATAGCAGCAAAGATAATTTTAAGCCTGCCTGCACCACAGTCACCTACACCTGTACCGGGTTTACCTATTTCGATTACTAATAAATTAACTGAACTTATAATAGTTCTATTTGAATTTATTGCTCAAAAGAAAGATGATGCTGAGGCAATTGTAGCTATTGTAGATGGACCTGCATTAAGGTTAGAAACTATAAGTAAAGTTATAAGCAGAGTCACATCAGTAGTGGGAGTTTGTAGGATTGAAAAAGAATTACAAAAGAAGTTAGATGATGAAGAGTTAACTTTTGAACAGTTAGTTGAAAGAGGTTTAATAGGTGATGATGGTAATCTAGTAACTTCAACTTTATCAAGACAATATATAGGAGCTCAAGGAGGAGAATCAGTATCAGATTTAGCTCAAGAGTTCGGATTAACTAACGAACAGGTAGTTGATAGAATAAAAGATGGTAAAAATAATAACGAAGACGGAGATAATTTAGCAGATAAAATATTTGGTTCTTCTAAAAACAATGTAGATAATCAACTTGCTAACTTACTAGAAAAATTAGAAGGTTTAGGATTAGAATCTGTAGCAAGTATTCAAAAAGAACTAGAGACATTATCAAGCTTACCAATTGATAAGTCATTAGACAATAGATTTTTTCATACTGGTCCTAACGGAATAATATATAGGTTAGATATACTAACAGATGAAAAATCACCAAAAGTAGCACCAAGAAGATATGCAGTAGCTTTAGATACAGAAGATGTAGTAGTATTAACAGGACCTAAATCTTTTGCAGCAGATACTGATATTCTTCTTAATGAAATTAAATTTAGAATAGATAATCAACTTTCTTAACCAAACTATTTATATATATGAAACTCGATCAACTTAGAAAAATAATACGAGAAGAGGTACGAGCAGCAGTTAAGGAGGAGTTACAAGAAGTAATGAATGAAGCTGTTAAAGCAGCATCGACTCCTACTATGCAACAAGTACCAAAAGGACAACCAAAAAAGTGGTCTGTAGGTAAATCAGCTACATTAGACGAAATGTTAAACCAAACAGCTGCATCAATGACTGGTGCAGAAGCTAAAAACATAATGGGTAGTGGAGTATCCAAACCAAACTTTGCTTCTATGATGAGCAATCAAATGGTTAAAGAAGCTTCACCATCAGGACCACCAGTAGGTTTAGATTTGAGTCAAATACCAGGTTTAAACAAAGCCAAAGAGGTATTAGACGCAGCATATAAAAAAGATCATAATAGAGTAGGAGCATTATAATGGCATTTGAAGTAAGAAAAATACCAGCAATAGATTTACAACCAAGAAAGGCAGTAGGTGTATCTTTACCTTTCTCTGGCAAAGCTGTCTTTAATCAAACATATGAGACAAAACAAGCTTTGAAAACAAATCTTATTAACTATTTTCTTACTGCGAGAGGTGAAAGGTATATGAACCCTAACTTCGGTAATAGATTACAAAATTTATTATTTGAACAACTTACTCAAAATAAAGTAAAACAGATAGATGAACAAGTTAGAAACGATTTAGAGATTTATTTCCCTAAAGTACAACCAGTAGAAATATCAACTACAGGTAATCCAAATAATAACACCGTTTCATTCAGTTTAAGTTATAAGTTAAGAGATACACAAATAGAAGACGAACTCACAATTAACTTTGAACAGTAATGGCTGAAGAAAGAGACATAAAGTACATCAATAGAGAGTTTGGTGATCTACGTGAGCAATTAGTAGAGTTTGCTAAAAACTACTTTCCTGATGCATACAACGATTTCAGTCCAACCTCTCCAGGTATGATGTTTATAGAGATGGCTGCATATGTCGGCGATATCTTATCATTTTACCAAGACAACCAACTACAAGAAACATTCTTACAGCATGCTAAGAATCCTGCTAACCTTTACTCACTAGCTTACATGATGGGTTATAGACCCAGAGTAACTAGCGTATCAGAAGTTGAATTGACAGTTTCACAAAGGGTACAAGCAAGAGGTAGTGAATACAAACCTGATTTTGATCAAGCACTAACAGTAAGAGAAAACAGTATTATTTCTGCACAAATAGGAGACAATCCAACGTTCTTAACTAGAACACCTGTAGACTTTAATTTTAGTAGTTCATATGATACTACTGATATAAGAATACATTCTTTAGATAGTGGTAATCCAGCAGAATACCTTTTAACCAAAAAAGTAAAAGCTTTTTCAGGTAACATAAAAACTACTACCCAAACTTATGAGGCAGCAGAAAAGTTTGCTACATTTGAAATAGATGATGCAAATATAATAGGTATATTAGACGTAACCGATAGTGATGGTAAAATATGGACAGAGGTACCATTTTTAGGTCAAGATACAGTATTCAATGACCAAACCAACACTAACACCGATAGTCCTATAGTACCTAACAAACTTAAACTAAAAAGAGTACCAAGAAGATTTGTAACAAGATTTTTATCTAACGGTAAATTACAAGTACAGTTTGGTTCAGGTATTACAGGTCAACCTGATGAAGAAATAGTACCTAACCCAACTAACATTAGAAACTCATCAACATTCTTAAATACCAATGAATACTTTAAGGCTTATGATCCTTCTAACTTCTTGTTTACTCAAACGTATGGATTAGCACCATCTAATACAACACTAACAATACGATACCTCACAGGAGGAGGAGTAGGAGCTAATGTACCTGCTAATACAGTGAATCAAATCGATACAGTATCTACATCAGCAACTGATGATACTTTTGCAGCAACTCTTACTTTTAATAATGAAGAACCAGCAGCAGGAGGTAAAGATGGTGATTCAACAGATGAACTAAGACAAAATAGTTTAAGATCATTTGCAGAACAGCAACGTACGGTAACTCTTCAAGACTATTCAGTAAGAGCTTTATCACTACCTGCTACATACGGTACTATAGCTAAGGTATTTACAACACAAGATTCATCTATTGGTAACGATTCTGGTGTGTTAGGTACAAATCCATTAGCAGTTGGACTATATGTATTAGCATATGATAACGAAAAGAAAGTAATAACAGCATCAAGAACGTTAAAAGAAAACTTACAGACATATTTATCACAATTTATGCCAGTAACTGATGCAGTAGATATAAAAGATGCATTTGTTATTAACATAGGTCTTAAGTATGAGATTATAGCATTACCAAATGCTGCTGCTAGAGATGTAATTCTTAACTGTAATAATGCTTTAATCGATTATTTTAATATCGATAAATGGAGTATAAACGAACCAATTAATTTATCATCTCTCTATACATTATTAGATAAACAAAAAGGAGTACAGACGGTAAAAAGTATTAAGGTAGTTAATAAAACAGGAGGTAAGTATTCACTTAACGCATACGACGTTAATGGTGCAACAAAAGATAACATAGTGTACCCTTCATATGATCCTTGTATCTTTGAAGTAAAGTACCCTAATGACGATATAGAAGGACGAGTAACAACATTATAATATGTCAATTTATAGAATATTTCCAGAACAAGATACTTACGTCAATAGTGAAACGTCTATTAACGGTGTTTACGGTAATGCCGGTAGAGATGAGATTATAGAGGTAGGAGGGTTTTATGATGTAAATGTAACTGGTCAAGCTAAACGATCATTGATACAGTTTAATACTAGTGAAATAAAAGATGTAGTCAATAGTAAATCTAGTATAATATCTGCTAGTTTAAATCTAAGACTAGCTTCTGCAACAGAGTTACCATCTTCATATACACTATATGGTTACCCTATATCTCAATCATGGGTTAATGGGTTAGGTAAAGGAGATGATACACCTAAAAACATAAGTGGAGTATCGTGGAAGTATAAAGATGCCGGTTCAACCGAATGGAATAACCTAGGATGTGACTTCATTACAGGTAGTGTATCTGGTAGTACTACACACGGTATATACGATAACCATGATGTAAAAATGGACGTAAGCTCAATTGTTGACTTACACTACTCAGGGTCACTTAATAACAACGGTATTATTGTTAAAGCTGATTCTAATGTTGAGTTCAATACCACTTCATCTATTGTGTTAAAATACTTTAGTAGAGATACCAACACAGTATACAAACCATTTTTAGAGTTTATGTGGGATGATTCAAGTTATACCAGTAACCTAACAGAATTGGATACTGATGTAGCAACCATTGGTTTAAAAAATGCAAAAGATAACTATGCAGATTCTGATGAAGTACGTATAAGATTATCAGCAAGACCGAAATACCCAACTAGAACTTTTACTACATCATCAATATATACAACTGAGTATAAGTTACCACAAGCATCTTATTGGGGTGTAAAAGATGAAGCAACCGGTGAGATGGTAGTTGACTTTGATACCTCTCATACAAAAGTTAGTGCAGACAACACAAGTAGTTATTTTGATATCTATATGACATCACTTGAACCAGAAAGGTATTATAGAGTTCTGGTTAAGACAACAGTAAACGATAGTACTATAGTAGTTGATAATAAAAATATATTCAAAGTAACCAAGCATGGCTAATGAAATCAAAATACAAAAGAAGGTATATGATCAAACAACTTTTAATAGAGTTGTAGACCGTTCTTTCAAGACATTTGCTCAACCAGCA